CGGTAACAATAAAATCAACCAAAACCCAGATGATTACATGTTTTTACGCTTTTTTATAATTTTCCTCTTCCCATTTTGTATAAGACAGCGTCTCTAATCATTCTCTCGTTCTTCCTCTTGTCTTTGCACATTTTCATACATCACAAAAAAGCTGCCATTTCTGCCAGCTTCAAAAAATCATATTATTCAGAACAAATCAGGCTATATACCGTCTGAATGATGCTCGGACGTTTTCTTCGCTTACCGTCACATACATCATAGTCGTGTCTGGCTTCTGGTGTCCGGCATACATCTGGATTTCCTGCAGTGGAATTCCTCGGTTTCCGGCATCGGTCAACAGTGTTCTCCTGAATTTGTGTGGGTGAGCATGGATTTCCGTCTTTTGGCCCAGTGCGCGAAGCATTGACTGAATAGCCTGCTTCCCCAGGCGGGTGTGTGGTTTCTTGTTCGAGACAAACAGGGCCGGATTAGTATCATCCCGCGAAAGTAGATATTTGTGCAGATGATACGCACAGTCATCTGTCAGGTATACTCTCCGTTCTTTTTTGCCTTTTTCGCCATATATGATTACCTCTTTATTCCCCCAGTCTATATCTTTCCGATTCAACCTTACAACTTCTCCTATTCTGGCCGCCGTGCTGTACAGAAATGCCATGATTGCAATGTCTCTCTGGCACTCTGCGTTGCAGCGCAGATGCTCCATTTCGGCCTGTGTGAAAGGCTTCTTGATTGTCCGTGGTACTTTTATTTTTCTCAGCCTCCGCATAGGATTCCGGCTAATATAACCCTCATCCGATATCCACGCGAAGAAACTGCTCAGATACCGTCTGATCGTATCCATGTAACTCATTGATATCTTTCTCTGTTCCTGGTACATGGCCAGATAATACCGAATGTCGTTTGTTGTGATATCCTGCAGCCGCTTATTCAGAGTCGTAACAAGCTTAACTACACAGTCATTATATCTTTCCAGTGTTCCTGGACTGCAGTTCTCAATTCTCTTCGAAGCAACGAAGGTCCTGAGGATTTTCTGCCAGTGAACCTCTGACGTGACAAGCTGCGTGCACTCTTCCTGTACTTCTATCCCGTGAAATTCTATTGCCAGAACATTCTCAAGACGTTGCAGCTGTTCATTTGTAAGTATGTCCTGCATTCTTCCTATTATTTTTGATTGTATACTTTCGATTTTTGTCAAAATAATGCACCTCCTATGGTCTCATTTTGCCATACTGGAGGTGCTGTTCACAAATCAATTAAATGGGAAGAGGAAAATTATAAAAAAGCGTAAAAACATGTAATCATCTGGGTTTTGGTTGATTTTATTGTTACCGTCCTGTCCGAATTGCTGACAGTGATACCATCTGGAAGCGCTGATGTGGTCACGGTATAACCAATACTGATTGAACCTCCGAGATAAAAGACAACCATTGTTTTTTCGATTATGATTAATCCATGAGTGGCAGCACGTACATTTTTGATAGTAAGTGATTCGCCAAATGCTTTTTCGTACCTCAGAAAGGGGTTACTATTTTATTGATAACTTACTTTCCGATAAGCATACACTGAAATACTGGAAGCTGAGTATTAATAATCGCTGAATTATCACTAGCGTTTCGGATTCTAAAATTAATTTCGTTTTGTGTCCATCCTGATATGATAACAATATAAGGATATTGTAAGTTATCTCGGATGTTGGTAACAACGTAAGGCATCCTCGAAAATGAATTAGGTACGTTGATTCTTATATTACCAGTGCTATCCGTTGAACCAGATATAGTGATTATTAAGGTTTTACTATTTAATTCATTTAAAGCCGCCGGTAAAGTCTTGGTCCCCTGATCTAATGCAAACGTCTGCGATGTCAATTTTTTGAGTATCTGAGTAGTCAAATCCTCTAGTGTAATAATCCCGCCTTCATTTGTGGTTGGGTCTACAAATATCAATTTCTTTCCTGTTGGTACTTCTTTTACTGTGGCCAAGGCATTTGCGTTCTGTCCGTCCTGTGGTAATGCCATATTATCTCCTTTCTGGTGCCCTGATCGGGCACCTTACGCATCTACTTGTAAACATATAGCCTTACTTCCAACTACCAGAAGCTTGCCACCAACGACAAGAGCCATATGTATATATCTTGTGAATTGTCCGATAACTACTCCACCGAACATATAATCATTGTTATTTACTGTTACTGAATAGCCATACTGCAGGAACACTTCGCCACTCTCTGTGCGTCTGCTCCAGGCAAACCATGCAGCCGGATATTCTTTTGTAACATCCTTGCCAGCTTTATATAGAACCGCTGATATCGTAGTAGTTCCGTCACAATTGTCCTGATACTTCGCATTGTATAGGAGTGTTCCATCTGTAACACCATGCAGATCAGTGGTGGTTTGAGATAGTTTAGTTTCAACCCCTTTGATACTGCTCTGGATATTAGCCACCTCCTGAGATGTCGTTTCAATTGCGCTCTTAGCTTCCTGCGCCTTCTTGTCTGCTACGGCTATATCTTTTGCAAGCCCTGCAGCATCTGATATGATCGATACCGTCTGCGTATCCAGGAGCTGCACACCAGATTCATCATACAGAGAGCATTTGATGATATTTACATCCGGGCCAGATGGAGTATATACCTTCATCAGCTCCGGAGATGTGGATCCATATTTGATATTGTAGGTCTTCCCGGAATCCGTTGACTCTTCGATCTGGAACTTTCCGGAATAACTGCTCACCATACCATTGTCATTTTTAAAAGCTGAGAACGTCACATTTGCTGGTTCCAGTGTTTTATCATCTTTCAGTTTCTTAATAATCTGTGTACTAGCTCTCAGGTCATAACTCAGGCCAATCTTACCGTCTTTAGCTTTGGATACAGAAAAACGCTTTGTGATCCATGAGCCCATGGACTTCACTACCATCGTTTTGCCACTAATAACCAAGCCTTTACCACCTACCAGAAGTACTTTACCTTCCAGTCCGTACAGTGCCGATATATCAACATATCCGCTGTCAGTGGACATTGCAATAACCTGATACTTTCTGAGATTCGGATCCCATGTTCCGGCTATGCCGGGAGATGTAGTAGCCTTGATCTCATCAATATGATCAGATACATCTGTATCACCAAGATATACAGAAAAGACAGTATAACAGGAACTGTAATCCCCTCCGGTTCCATCTGCGTAGGTATGGACCACATGAGCGTCATTATTGAGTGATGCACCAATAGCATCCAGTGTTGAGATACCAGATAATGTTTCCAGGGCCTTCTTAGCCGCATCTGTTGCCGCTGATGCACTATCTGATGCAGAACTTGCAGTGTCTCCAATCCGGGTGATATTCTGGCTCATCTTAGTGTATGCCTGATTAAGACTTTGGTTAGAATCATCCAGCCAGATACGGTTACTCTTGATTACCTTGGAGCTGTTATTGATTTCTGTAAACAGGCTGTTTATATCAAGTTTAGATGCTGCTATGTTGGCCGAATCAGACACCATCTTGTTGACGATCAGACCGGCAGCTATCGCATCTGGCTTAACGCCTGTTGCATCAATCAGAATGCCTTTCCCGCTCTTGTCGAACAGTGAGAACGTGAAATCTCCATTCGCATCCCGGCCGGCCTGCATCCGGACTGTACCATCCGTATCGGACCACTGTTGCGTTGCACCCTGGATACGAATACCTCCGTCGTCGGAAGCTATCAGGAATTTGTTTGTTGAGATTGTGCCAGCAAGCAAGTCAGCCACTGATACAGACTGCATCACTGCTGACCGGATTAGTGCCGTATCAATAACCGCATTCTGTGAGGTCAGGTGGATATTCTGTATTTCGCCTATACCAGCACCGCCTGATAAAAGTACCTTGATATTTCCGAATTCATTATCCAGGATACCGATTTTTGCATTTGCAGCCGTAAAATTATTTGCTGTCAAATCCTTGAAATTTCCCAGTTCGCCGTTAATCTCCTGGACATTTTCTTTCACTACATCCAGATTCTTAATCGTAGCGTATGTTATGTTTGCGGTATCTACATCCAGTTTGTTGATCATCGCCTGGTTGATCATGACCAACTGTGCGTAATACCGTTCCATCTCTTTTGTCTGTGGACCTTTGTAATCTACGTTTGTTTCCTTTTCTGACAGGCCGACCGCCTCGACAGAGTACGTAAGGCCTCCGTCATATTCCCATTCCAGCTTCATGACCGGGACTTTATATGTATTTCCGGACAGGTCTTCCACTGTCAGGACGTCCCAGGGATCCAGGCGGGGATCTCCCATCATTTTCAGAGTGCCCGGCATGTATGAAAAATCCTTAAATGCTGTCAGAATATTATCAAGAGCTGTTTGTGTCATGAATGGATTCGAAAAAGACACGGACCTTGCTCCGGATCCTGAAGATATTGTTATGCTTTTTCCATTTTTATCCTGGCCCGTAAAACACACAAATTTTGAAACATCAAATGTATAATCATTATGCTCAAAATTTCCCCAGTACCGATTTGGTTTTACCTTATAGTTAGAATCCACATAGGTATGCAACTCGATCTGACCTCTACGATTGCATATAGCGAACGCGCCATGAAGCTGCGCTACATAGGAAAGGACTTCCCTGCAGCTATATCCTTTCGGCACTTTCATGGATATCGCAGTTAATCCGGATGTCACTACAGGAACGCCTGTGATATCCGCAATCTTCTTCAGTACTGCCACTGTATTTGTGATTGTGCCATCCATGGAAAATGCCCGCTCTGTGTTCATCATACGGTCGTAAGCCGTAAATGTGATCTGATTGTCCGCTTTCTTTGGTTTCCCTGCAGTAAAGTATCCCATTGGAACGTATTCTGTCAGGCCATCGACATCCATCCCGATCTGCAGAAGGATCTCTTTTCCCTCGATCAGCAGATTTCCATCTGGAATTGTTACCTCAATGTACTGTGACATTGTTGATCCCAGGGAAAAATCATCCCCATTTTCTGAGCCTCCGGTAAGCTTGATACTCTTAACCTTTGTGATCGAAACCTTGTCATAAGTGAGCAGACACTTAAATGTTCGGGAATCCTGCTGTACCAGGGTTCCAAATGCTGTTGTTGACTGATACACAGGACCGCCTCCTTACTCTGTAATCATAGTAATCATAAACTCAATGACGTCCAGTTCTTCCATAGTCAGTGGATCATACTTTGGATCGTCATCGCATTTTTCGACGGTATCAATTGATACCGTGTGGATTTTCACTGCAGTTTCAATCGCTAAAAGTTCACTCATATCCTTCTCAAACTCATCTTTGTTTTCGAACACATAGCAGTTATCCTTGACAAGATATTCTCCCTTTTTGTCCTTTTTCGCATATCTGGCTATAAGTTCTTCTCTTTCTTCCATGTATGCAGTTGCAGCTTCCTGTACTGCTGCCATGTTCTTCTTAATCGCATATGCCAGACGGACCGGCAATCGTTTCTGCCTCAGGTCTGTGCATGTGTTAAGGAATGTTACAATCTCACTGTTCTTCATCTTCATGCTCTCTGTTCCTCCGTATCAGTATTTTTTGCAGTATCTACCGTTCCCTGATCTTCCAGTTTCCACAGGAGCTCGTCAAATGCAGCCATATCTTTTCTGCATTCTGCTTTGTTCGCCTCATACATCTCCTGGTCCTGAATGGTCTTTGTGCAGTTGCTCTTTCCGGTTTCCGGAACCTGTGCAGACATGTATACCACACTTTTTCCATCGATGATGGAGCTGTAACTGAGATTCATTGATTTTGTACCTTTTAACATATTCATTTTCTCCTATTTCTGAATTAGTGTTGCTCCTACTCCCTTATATGTTTTTACACCGTCCACATAACTGTATACCGGATAGGATGGTGTGTTTGAGTAGCATCTCTTTGTTATCCGGGAATTGCTTCCAGGATCCGTAAATGTCACATTAAAGAAAGCAGGGCTGATTGCTGCATCGATCTTGGCAGCATCCGCTCTGCTTAACATGGGCCATGTAATTTCCAACGTATATTTAATAGCAATAAGATCGCCTACCATATCACCATTCGCTACACGCCCTGTATTATTTGACCACACTTTTTCTTTTTTAATGGTCAAGCCCCCGAGGGCCGGAGTCGGCATCGTAACTCCGTCAATAATGATATCATCTGTCACTTTACCTTACCGCCTCCTTATCCAAATACCGGATTTCCGGTCTGTTTCTGATAATTGTTTCCTTCCTGGCGGATCACTTTAAACAATTTCTTTGCATCGCCTTCCAGATAAATGTGGAGTTCCTGTCCACGATCATTTCTGCCCTGCATGCTCTCAAAAGCATTCACAACTGCTTCAAATACACCTGCGCGGATTCCGGCAATGATCTGATTATTGTTTGCCACCGCAGAACGGTTTCCCATCCTTCCGACAAGCTCCGGTCCGGACTCTCTTGCCACGAACATTTCTCCCATGCCAGGGAATCCGCCATTTGCGTACCATTTCAAGTTGAAACGTGGCAATGAAAATTTAAAGTTACCGATTTTTATAGATCCGCCTTCCCAATCCCAGCCAATATGTGGCATAGGGATATGGATGCTTGAAAATCCATTTGCAAAAGTCTGAATAACATTCTGTCCAACTGTGTATAAGCTTGGAATTGCGTTTGCCACCTTGCCCGGTATATTGCTTAATATTCCAGACAGAGAGCTCCAGTTATTATTCAGGCCGGTTCTCATTCCGCTTATGATATCCCTGCCTTTCGGCGTTACTTTGCTTTTGATATCTCCGATAGCGTTGAAAGATTGGGAACCTATTTTCTTTACTCTGCTCAGGAATGTAGATTCCCTTACAGCTTCCCAGCCATTTTTCAGACCGGTGATCGCATCATTTCCTTTCCCACGTAGCCATGTTTTGGCATTTCCGAGTTTCTCTTTTGTCCGCCCTGGGAGTTTAGCGATCCAAGACAGTACAGCTGGCAACCCAGCTTTCATACCATTGAACAGGCCAGATATAATATATCCGCCCTGCGTACGCATAACTGTTGATGGTGAATGGATTCCGAAAGCTTTTTTGAATCCGTTTATGAACGGTTTAAAAATATGTGCCTTGATCCAGGTTCCTATATCTTTAAATGACTGCACAACACCATTTTTAAAGCCTTCCCAGGTGAATTTTCCAGCTTCTGTGAAATGCTTTATAATATACTTCCTTGCATCTGCAACTGCACTTTTAAAGATACCACCAATAAATGCGGCAAAACCTCCAAATGCAGCTCCAATCGTTTCAAAAACTCTGTCAGCAATTCCGCTCCAGTCAATGTTTACCAGCAGATCTTTTGCTTTGTTATAGATGGTGTCCCCCATGGACCACCAATCCATGTGCTCGATCGCTGAGATTGCAAAATCAAAAAAGCCTTTTATCCCATCGGATAAGGTCTGTCCTATCTTTCCAGTATCAATGGTTTTGACCGTGTTGGTTACGAGATCAGCCAGTGCAGTGCCCAAGCCTCTCCAGTTAAAGTTATGAACTGTGGTATAAAGTGCTTCCAGTCGTGTGTTAAAGCACTCTCCAACTGTTTTTCCAACTACACTCCAATTGGTTGTCGCAATCGCTGTATTCAGTGTGCTTACCAGGCCAAAGACGGTATCATGTACGGTTCCTTTGATCAGATTCCAGTCAAGACCTTCAAGAGCACCATTGATCCCATCTCCGATAGCTTTCCCAAGACTGTTCCAGTGGAAATTCTTTGCAAAGGTATCTACAAATCCAAAGGCTGTGTTCAGTCCCTTAGAGAATGTATTACCAACCAATTTCCAATCCGCAGCTTCAATAAAGCCATTCAAAAAAGTGGCAATGCTTTTTGCAATCTTGTTACAGGTATTCTGGATTTTACCCCACGGAATACTTTCCAGTGCTTCGTTGAGCTTATTACCGACCATGGCGCCAAGTTCTGTAAAATCGCCGGACTTCCAGGAATCTTTGATCAGTTTTGCAAGATCTTTGAAACGGCTCTTGATAGCCGTTGTCTGGAACATATCATTAACACCACCAAGCGGTGATGTATCCGTTCCACTTCCTGTCCCTCCTGATCCGGAGCTGTCTGAATCATCGTTCAGCTTGTTGATCTGGTCGAATCCCAGAAGAGTACGCTGATATTGTTTTGCCGCTTTTGATGCCGTATCCGCGTTCTTTGCATTATTCTTCAGACCCATTGAGGTACTGTTCAGACTTGCAGCATAATCCTGATTGACTTTCTTGGCCGTGACCATGGTGGTTTTGCCTGTGAGGGCTCCCATCAGCTGGCCTATGGAATTTACCACGTTGATAACCGTCTGAATGAAACTGTTCAGGATTGGTGCTACAACATTCAGGATTGGTGCAAAGGCTGTGGCCAGTGAATTTTTAAGCTGTGTCAGAGAAGACATCAGCAGAGAAAGGCTTCTGTTTGTTTCTCCACTGTACTGTGCAAGGTTCTGAAATCCCTGCTTTGCGCCATCTACAGCTCCACGGATCACAAAACTTGCAAACATAAATTTTGCAGTCATTCCGATCGTCTTCAGTATACCTGTCAAGCCTCGTCCGGATGTTCCCAGACCATTGAATGAAGATTTTGTCCTGTTAAGAAATGGGATTCCGGATGTGAACTTCTGGATCAGTGCAGCATAAGCACCGGAGCATTTCCTGATTACGCCAGTGAAGGAAGATGCAACGTTTCCAACACCTCCCAGAAGCTTTGTAAAGCCTCCCCAGCCCTTTGAAACAGTTGTTCCTATTCCTTTGAAAATTCCTGTTCCAAAGTTCAATGCCTGTTTCGGAAGAGATACCGGCCGCTTTACGTCTGTATTTGAGGATTCCATCTGTCTGGCCTTTGTTTTATACTCCTCTACAGCTATCTTCGCTTGATCAATGTCATATGTAAGGCTTTTCCATTCCTGACTTTCTTTTGATACGCCCAAAGCTTGGAGCTTATTCTTTTTTTCGCGATAAGCATCAAGTTCCTTGTTTACTTTCAAAATGTCTTTTTGTATTTTTTGATATTCTTCTGTTGGCACCTGCTGAGTTGATTTTCCTGATTTTTCTAACGATTTCATTTTTTCTTCATACTCAAACAGCTTCCCGCGAGCTTGTTCAATATCGTATATAAGGCTTCTCCATTGCTTGCTTTCTTTCTTAACGCCCATCGCCTCAAGCTTTTCACCTTTTTTTTCATATTTTTCTATTTCTTCGTTTAAACTTTTAACAGAATTTCTGATTTCACGATATTCGTCTGTAGGGGTTTGTTTAAAAGCAGTTCCTGATGTTTCCATTTTGGCTGCAGCATCTTTGTATTCACTGAGTTTTTTTTCAGCTCGAGTAATATCAACTACAAGGCTTTTCCATTGCTGGTTCTCTTTAGATTTACCCGTGTTTTCAAATTTGTGCTGTTTTTCTTGTAGTTTTTCCAATGATTGCTGTGCTTTTGATAAGTTTTTCTGCAATTCTGCATACTCTTCCGTTGGAACTTTGATGCCTGCCTTGATCTGGAAATTTTTCACAGGATTCCTGCTGAGCATTTCCCTGATCTTATTCAGGGTATTCCTTACCGGCTGCAGTGCCTTGCTTTCTATCCCCTTGAACGGATTCTTTATTTTCTCAGTTTCCTTCTGGATTTCTTCAACGCTTTTCTTTACTTCCCGCCTGCTGTTTTCCATCCCTTTTTTCAATGGTTCTGTTGTAGTTTCAATTATCACCTGCATCTTATGAAGTGTGTCTCCCATGGTCTCACCTCCTCTCTTTTTCTCAGAAAATTAATGATTGTGTCTATAGTTCCATTCGGCGTTGTACGCCCTTCTTTTTTCCATGTACTCTTCCCACTGGCGGGCTTCCTCTGCTTCTTCGTATGCCTTCTGTTCTTTTTCAAACAGTTCCGGATAATAATCCCAGGGATGGGCTATCTTGCCATCTTTGGCAAATAACGCTGAGATATCTACTGCTATGGCCTGAGCCTGGATAAAATTATCCATGATCCGCTGCTTTTCTTCTCTGAGCAGCCGCTTTCTTATATTTGCCAAAGTATCAAATATCTCATTTACAGAAAGGTTCCAGAATGTTTCCGCCGGGATCCCCATCTCAAGAGCTACCGGATACAACTCTGAGAGCTGTTCTGACATCAAGCGTTCTCGATCTCCTCCAGAAGGGATGCCGCTGTTTTCTCCGGTAAAAAACCCGATACCACCATGAGCGGGATCAGAATCTTCTGATAGAGTTCCAGCTGACTGTTCCCCTCATCAATCCATGCGTCATACAGCTTCTGCACATCCTGATAATCAATCCCATGCTCCCACGGTGACATTGCTTCCTGGATGATCGTCAGCATCACAGAAAGCGGCGGAATATCATCGATCATATTCATGAGATTCTGTCTGTACTTATTTTCCAGGCGTCCGATTCCGGAAGCTTTCAGTTTCATCTTGAAGCTCCTACCGCCTACATTCCAATAAGCAAAGGGCTGTCTCTTTTTCTTCTGTTCCTCCAGATTGACTACTTTTTCCTCCGGAGCCTGTGTCTCATTCTGGACAGAAGCTCCGCCCAGATCCTGAATACCTTCAAAATTCATCATCTTTTATTCCTCCTTACGCCGGATCTGTCTGTTTGATCTCAGACTGTACGGCCATGGTCACCTCAAACTCGATCACACCATTTACGCCACCGCCTGTACGTTTTACGGAAAACTGTGCAGTAAACTCGGTAACTGTTCCATCTTTTGTTTTTTCCTGGAAATCCCAGATCTCTTTTTTGTCTGCTGCATCTCTCATAAGCCTGTACGGGCTTCCGGCTTTGCTGTTGTCGTACTTCCATTTGTACTTCATATCCGGAAGGTCTCCAATGCCTTCCTCGTACATCTTGTGCGGATCTGTGAGGCAGGTGTTTTCCTCCTTATCCAGTTCCACTCCGACTTCCGGGATCTCTTTCAGTCCCGGAAGATCTGTGTAAGCTGCAGAGTTTTCTCCATCTGTGTGTTTTCTGTAACCTAATGTTGCTCCATTTGCTAACATCTCTATTCCTCCTTATCTCCAGTACACGCTGTCAGAATCCATATCAATGATCCCTTCGTAGCGCATCTGTTTATGTTTCATCCCTGACGGATCCGGCACATCTGCGCATGCGATCCGTTTCAGGCCCGTCACTTTCATTGCTTCATCTACCTGCAGAGCTGCTTCTGAAGTGCTGTGATTGTTCCAGATATCGATCCGGTATCTTACAAGGGCTTTATCCTCTTTCATTCCTTCAGCATCGGAGCTGGCTTCGTATACATCATTCTGCTCTTCGGTATACTGGATCGTTGAACCCTCCGCCCAGGAACGTGGATAAGCATCTGAAACATTTTCGGACACCGTGCACAGTGCCGCGTACACCCGATCTTTTACATTCTTCATATATCCTCCAAATCTGATGCAAGGCTTCCGCCCAGCATCTTTAAGATCTGTTCTTCGTTATCCTTCATAGCCGGATACAGGAACGGATAGGCCGGATTTCCGCTGCATCTATAGAATCTTCCATCCGGCGTGTCCATATATGGCCAACGGTACTTTTCAGCCACCCTTCTGTCTATCTGGCTTTCATGGATCCACCATGGCTGTTGAGTATAAACCGGAGTTACTTCCGGAGAGATGCCGGCATGTTTCTCCTGGCCTTTCGGTCCGGTTCCGAACTCTATGTATGGAGCATAAGCTTTGTCTGTCCAGCAGATCCCTGTGACAGTGTTTTCTTCCTCTGTGGTTTCGGCAAAAATGCTCTGCCGGAGTTCTCCGGTATCTGCATGGCAATTCTCAACTGCTGCTGACCGTACAAACTGGATCGCTTCTCCCACTGCCTGCCGGGTGTCCAACTCGGACACCTCCTGCAAAGCTTTCTCCACTTCATCAAATCCATTTACACTCATATCTTTTCCGCCTCCATGGTAAGAAAACGATATGGTTTGATGGATATGATCCGATAGTCTGGAAGCTGATCTGCTGCCACATACAAACAAATCCCGTCCCGTTCCTCTATATCCGTTCCATCTTCCAGGATATAATGCATCCGGCCTTTTTCATCCGTCTGGATCTTATAGCTTCCCTGTATCCGGATATTCCGGATATAATTCAGTCTCTGGCCGTACTGCTCAGCCTGTACTTTTCCGGAAGCCGACCAGATCTCTCCGATAACAGAAGAGGCAGTACCATATTCCTCGCTGGTACTGCCTTCCTTATCTTTCTTTACCGTCATTTTCTTATGGAAAAATCCCTCAAGTCTGCTTCTTCTCAGCCTCATAAGTCTTTCCTCCTACTCTGGCCAGGCGATACCGGTTCAGTGTGTCGTAGATCTGTTTCGGCGCATCCTCAAAGGTATAACTCTCTCCGCCCTCACTTCTGGACTTTTCCCCCTCTGTTCCCATCCGGTTCAAAGCGATCACGGCAAGGTCCCGGACTGCCTTTTCCAGTCCGGTCCTTAACTGTGTGCGATTGGTGTAGGACAGTACGAAAGCTTCAGCTTCATCCAGAAGGACAGACAGAAGGTCTTCATTCTTTTCTCCAGTCAAGATCTTCAGCTTTTTGATATCTTCTGTTGATGCCATCGTATCACCCTTTCAGGATTGCCAGAAGGTCCGCTTTTGCCAGGGAGGATACACCGGTCAGTCCTTTCTCTTTTGCAAGAGTTTTCAGTTCTTCAACTGTCATATCCTCGATATCCTTACCGATTTTCTCTTCCGGTATCGTGTCTGATGTGGCTTCTTTCATCGGTGTGAAGCCATCACTGATCAGCTTTTCTGCTGCAGATCCTTCCGCTTCTCTTTCTACATTTTTACGGATCAGTCTCATGCTTTCGCCTCCTGGATGCTCAGATAGATGGAATCCAGTTTATTATCCAGGATCCACATATCATGGAAACGGCGGTAATCCATCTGCCATGCGTTCAGTCTCTGGTTTGTTGTCGGGTCGAAGATACGCATGATGTCCTGTTTTGTGACAGCGATCGGTGTGGTTACCGGGCAGATGAAGAAGTTCAGGTTCTTTGCAGATGTTCCTTTTTCGTATCCGCCTTTTTCCTGTCCAACTGTCTTGCCATCATTGATCTTGATCGCTGTGTACATACGGTTAGAAGATGTAGGAATCAATGGAACACGATCTACAGCTGGAACCCTTGTATCGATACCGCCCTTTGAAAAGGTTGTATTTTCAATCTTTCCTGCAAGTTCCAGCTCCAGTTCCATGATAAATTCCGGAGTTGCCTGGCAGATAAGTGCTCCATTATAGCTGTCTCTTACTGCTTTGATTCCTTCCTTAAACTTACGCAGAGCAGATGTTCCGGTTGCTCCTGGCACGTAGGATTCTCCGATCATTCCCGCCTTATCTGCTGTAAGTGTTTCTGTAGCCAGCTTACTGATACGGTACGCATCGATTTCCGGAACTACCTGTGTCCTCTGAAACTCTCCCATAACTGCACCGGCAGTCGGGATAAAGTTTGCCTCGTTGATATCCATCGGATCAAGCTGGAAGAGACGGCCACGGTCCTGTGTCATTTTTCTGGTCTCGTACTCCAGGGTAACGGATCCGCGCTGGTATCCAGCCTCACGGTCATAGTCGCCCATTCCCTGAACGCTCATTTTCGGGATCTTTACTTCAGATCCACCGTTATAGATCACCTGACCGGCATTGGCATCCATCCAGCCGGTGGTTGCTTCCTGGACAGCAATCTTATCAAGCTGTGTCATAAATAAGGTTGCTGTTGCTAAAGTATTGATTGCCATTGTTTATTCACTCTCCTTTAAAAAATACCCATCATCGCATTGTATACCTGCTTTTCAAGGGCTTCCTGTGTGTTTGTTTCTGGTGCTTTTTTCGGAGGCTTGCCGCCTTTCAGCTTTTCATCGACTGCTTTCTC